AGGTACTTTTAACATATATGATTTTTGACCATATATAGTATTAGTTGATGATGCTCCAGAAGGTAATATATGATGATGTCTAAACTCATTAATAGAACCATAAGACCAAGGATATAATAGAGGATCATATAAATCAGGATAAGTATTAGTTAATTCATCTTCTGTCTTATAATATAATTCTTTCTTAATAACTGGTCTAAAAAACCATGAAGATATATTATAAGGGGCTCCAACACTTCTATCATAACTAGAAAATAATGTTGGATTAACTACTCCTTGAGCAACTACAGTCCTTTCATATACATTAGGATAAACTATTACTGGTCTAACTTTAATGTATTTATTATTCACTAATGTAGATATTAATTTATAATTACTATCATGTAATGTCATAGTTGCTTTAACTCCATTATAAGTAACCTTAGTAATATTACCATTATTATCATAAGTAGGAGTTGTACTATTTAATAAGTTTATTGTTTTATCAGCAAGAAATATTGGTTCACTCCATTTACCAGAAGCATGTTGAAATTGTAAACCTAAACGATATACTTCATTAGTTTTTAAAGTTCTAAATGATTCATAATTTCCATTTGGGTTTACTGTATTTAAACTATCAGGATTATAATTATAATGTACACCTCCTACTATTTCTTCAGTTAATATCTTAGATTCTAAGGTAATAGTACCAGTTGCATAGTTACCTCTAGGATTAAAATTAGTTCCTAAATTATTTCCTAATAATTCAAATACATTCATTGAATTTTTAGACCTAGATTGATTAGGTATTTCAATAGTACCTACATTAGGTCTTTTAAGTTTTAAATTACCTAAGAATAGAGTATTATCTTTTTGAGTAAAAGTTTCTGCAATTATTTCTTCACCACCTACATATAATAAATGTGTTGAATCTATAATTTCTCCTATAACTCCAGTATCAGTAAAGTTAATTAAATCACTTCTTTGTATATCTGCAACTTTTCTAACTACAGGTGTTCCATTAATACTAGTTCTAAATATACTATAAATTCTAACATAATCAAACTTAGTATCTAAATTAGTTAAACTTATATCAAAACTACAATTAACTAATTCTTCTGGAGACCCTGCTCTATTTTTAAAAGAAGTATAATATAAAGATGATATATAGAATATGTTAGTTTCTTGACTATATACATTAAAATATGTAAAAGCATATTGGATAACTCCTGAATGAAATGTACCAGAACTTAAAGTATTCTTTTTAATAGTAACTGATTCTTTTAATTTTATTTCAGGTTTAAAGTCAAATTGATCATCTGTCCAATTATTAAATTTTGGGTCAGCTATATTAATAACTCTTGGTTGATTTCTATTATCAATAAAATAAACCTTTTTAATATTCTCATTTTCAAAAAAGTTTAATGTTTCTAATGGTGAATTAATATGAAAACCTAAATCTCCTTTATGAAGAAGTTCACCTTTAATTATATTGTTTTCTTTTACAATTCTATATATTCTATCTTTTCCTATATTATTAGCCATAGTTATTAATATTAAACGGTTTGTGTAATTATTATATCAAAGTTTATTGTATTATTATTCAATGCATTAACTGATAATACAGTAAACCTTTCTACAATTATATCATCTTTACAAAAAAGTTTACAATCTAAACATTCTCCTATAAATTTTGTATCAAGTATAGTTTGATCATCTTGAGTAATATCAAACCATTCTATAGGTTCTGAAATAGTTAAACTAGTTTCACAATTACTAATAATACTTATAGTCTCAATTTCATTTACAAGGTCTTGATTTAATCTAATGTCCTCACCTTCAGTTCTATCTAAATATATAGTTTCAATATTTCCAGAACTATCAAATACAATTTCATCAATCTCATCAAGTACAATACCATTATTAGTAATAATATGAATATATGGTTTTACTATTTGATAAGTAATTTCTTTATAAATAGTTTCATCATAAGTAGAATACATAGTTAAATATTGCCTAGTAGGAACATAATTAATTTTACTTGTAAATAAAGTATCATTAGTCTTTGTTATTTCTAAATTTTCTAAATGTTCTCCTATTAAATTAATAGTATTTTTATCAGCATCAACATTTGATGGATATAATACCCCAGTTAAATTAAATGGCTCATTTAATACTATTTCAAAATCATTATCTTTTAATATTGATATTGATTTAGGCTCTACAACTATAGGTAAATCATTAGTTGTTATACTTATACTTGTTGTAGTATAAATAGTTTCTTCTGGAGCTATAGAAAATGTTATAGTATTAGGAGGTTCTGAATGACTTAATACTTTAAATGTAAAATAATGTACAATATACTCTTTTTCATTAATAGTTTGTATCATAGCACAATGATCTACTAATTGAAATATATTTTCTTTATTATAAGTAGGGACTATAGGGCCACTATAAGTGTTAGCAGGAGTTGCATAAACTTGAATAGTAAATAATTCTCCTGGAGTATAAGTAGATATTTCGTTTCTATTATTAATAGTTATTGCAGTACTTGCAATATTTAGTGAAGGATTAGTTCCTATCTGTTCTACTATGACTTGTTTAAATACACCATTATTATAAGTAAAAGTAACGTAGTCAAATCGGTATCCATTTATTGTAGTACTTGCAGGTTCAATACTAAATACATTATTTACATTAGTTATTCTAATTCCACCAGTAGAATCAGTAGGTTGTGTTATAGATGAAACAGTTGGAATATTTTCTGTAACAGGACCATTAAATCCTGAAGGTAATTCATTAGATTTAGTTCCATCAGAAATAACTGTAAATACATTAGAAACAGTTGTTTGATAATCATGTAAAAAAACATTTCGTATAGAAAAAGTTAAAGAATAGTTTACATTAGGATATCTATTTGAAGATATAGTTAAAGTAATTGGTTTAGATGATACTAAAAAGTCTGTTTGAAAATTAATAGTATAAGTATTATCTGCATTATCAAATTCTATAGTAGTTACTCTAATTCCAGGTCTATTAAAATAAGCAGTAATTGCTTTATTAACTAAATTAGGCACACCAGTAAATTCTAAATTTACAGTAAATGAATAAGTACTTTGAGGACGAACAACAGTTGGAAAATCAGGAATAGAAATACCTGTTAATGCATTAATAGGTGTAGTATCAATAATTTCTTTTAATCTATAAAAATGTACTACATTATATGAAATTAAATTTACAGTAGTTATAAGAGCTCTAGAAATTTTATCTAAAGTATCAGTAGTAGTATTAAACCTATATAAATTATAATCAGATGTATGATAAGAATCTGGCACTACTGTAATAATATTAGAATTTACTCTTTGATATTCTCTAGTAGTATACCCATTAATCATATCTAATTGTTCTGTAATTAAAGGTTCTACTGCAGTAGAATTAGAAAATTCTGTTTCTGGCAATATATAAAATGGAAATTTATTATTCAATAATCCTAAAATAGATTCATGTACTATTGGTTTATAAACATCAACATCTTCTAATCTTTCTATAGTCTTATTTATATAATCAGCATATAATAATTTATTAGTATATAATAAATTATTAATATTTGGGGCATAGTAAACATATACTTTATTAATAGATACTAGAGCATAATTAGAAGGTAATTCTAAACATAACTCTCCAGATTTAGCTGTTTTAGTTAATTCATATTTACTAACAGTTTGATTATCATCAACTATATTAATTATAACTTTAATATTTAAACCTGCATTAATAGTTATATCCTCATTTTGAACTGCATCTATATTATAATTTATTGTTAATATATCATTTTCTATTAATATATCATTTTCTATGTGTATAGTAAATGTAGATAATTTATAATAATTACGAAGATCTATTGATTGAGTAGGTTCACTATTATTTTCTGTAGTAAATAATATTAATTCATTATCAATAATATTATATCCAATTGGAGTACCTAGTATATCTAAGTTTGATGTAGGTGAAGCTATTTCTTTTACAGTAATAAGACTAGTACCTCTTTCATTAACAATACTCAATTGAGTATTATCTTTAGTAGATGTAATTCTAATATTCTTATTTTCAAAAGAAAATCTACTATCAAATGCAGAAGTACTATTGTCTCTCTGCATTCCTATAATCTTATATGAATTAGGTTTAAGTAGTCCCATTATTTAGATCCATTTAAAGTAAAACCATCATGAAAATCTTTATCACGTACAATTAATGACCTATACTGATTAAAGAATGATTCAGCTTTTGATAAACTTAATTTTTGAGCATCAGTCTCATATGAACCAACTGCCCAAGCATAGTCTTGCTCAACTTTAAACATTACTTTATCTGATATTTTCCCTGAATCATATAATATACTAAAGCGTTCTTTCTTAATATAATTTTCTAATGCTCTTTGAAAATTAGCATTACTAGGTAATAAAGGAAGACCTTCTTCATCTACAGCTATAGATTGATAAGACATTTCTATTTCAGCTGTTTTTGTTGATACATAAATATAATTATTTTGAATAAAAAATGTTTTATCTGTACTCTCTTTAGGTTCTGATACATTAAATGTAGAAGTACTATATCTATAATATCCAAAGGAATCTCTTACTTGATTAATCTCATATAGATTAACAGGTAATGTAGCTCTATAGTTTTCTATTTGTAAAGTAATATTTTTTTCTTCAAAGTCTGTATTTATACCTACTATTTGTAAAAAATCTATAGTATAATCAATTACTAATTCTAAAGTCATATCAGATAGTAATGGATTTCGTAATAATCTTTGAAGTATTACTCTTATATTAACCGTTTGACCATTCATATTTTTTCTTTTTAAAAGTTTCTAATTCATTACTGTTAATCTTTTCTTTCATTAACATTTTAAATTCTCTATTAACAGTAAACATATAAAATAATTTATTAGGGTAAGTTGCATTTCTTTTATTGTAAATTACTCTATAAACCTCAGGTACATTACTTCTTAATAGTGTTTTTTTTAAATGAGACTCTTCATCAGTACTCCAAAGTTGAAGTGTATCTTTCCAGTTTATTGGATAGTTTACTTTAAGTTCTCCATTAACTATTTTAGCAGATGTATCATATTTTCTTATAGATAAATCCCCCATGTGATGAGGTAAATTAATAGTAAATCCTTTTAACATCAATTCCCTAATTTCTTTATTAAACATTCTAATTACTTTATAGAATACATCTGCAGGTAATAATTCTTTTTTATACTTAGTATGTTTATATTCTTTTCTATATGCTAAAAATATATTATATATAGTATATGAATTAGTTACCTTATGTATTCTTTTAGAAGTAACCTTCTTAACTTCTTTAATAAATTGTTGTTCAGTCATTATTTAACCCCCATTTTATTTAAATCGTCAGCACTATTATTAACTTCATCATTAGGTTTATATATAACAGGACTCAATTCTTTAATTACTAATTCTTTAATTATAGATATTAAATTACCCTCTACAGGTATAATCGTATCTAAAATAGATAAATCAGAAGTATTATCTATAGGACTAGATAATTTATATACTGCAATAGGATTTTCAAATATACTTGTAACAGTAATATCTGTTAATTGTAAAAAACTAAGATTATTAGATTTACAATATAAATATCCATCAGGTCCTATAGTTACATAAACAATACTATTTAACCATCTATTATAACCAGTGTATCTAAATTGATTATAATCTATAAAAGAAAATTCTCCTTGCCAAAAAGTACTAATGGAGCTAATTGTAGTTAAATTTTGTACATTTAAATTTAATATAGTGGGTAAAGGCATATTACTTTTCAATATAGTATCTTCTATTGATAAAGTAATATTAATGCTTTGTAAATTAGATACAGGCATTTCTCTACGAATATCTGAATATCTTTGTTTAAGTAATAAGTTTCTGTACTGATTAATAAGGGCTATAATATGATCTTCCTCAAATTGTCTATCATCTGAAGTAAGTTTTAATTCATCTAGTATTAAATATACTAATTCACCATATGTCTGCATAATTAATGTATTAAATTTTACACCTGCAAATATACAAATAAATATTTAGATAAGACACATTAATATTTATTTAAGTATAAGTGATAAATAATTTTATTATCATGGATAATTATTATTATATAATGATAAAAAGGGAATACTAATTACTAGTACTCCCTTTAATATCAAATATAATTAACTTTTTAAATTAAAGTGTAGCTATACTAGTTGATAATATAGTATTCAAGTCACCTATAAAAGTATTGATTAAGGTTACCCCACTAGTATTATCAAATACTAATGTCATATGCTTTATAGATTCTTGATTTTCCATACCAGTACCAGTATATTTAAAATCAAAATCTAAAGTGTTATATTCTTTAGTTGGATCAACTAAATATTCAGTTGTAATTATATTAGGGAATCCATTCATTCTATAATCATCACCACGTTCACCCATGCAGAAATATTCCATATCAGCTATCATTTGTCCATTACCAGTGTATGTTAATACAGCAGTATCTGTAATTTTAGTTGCTGATGTACACCAAGGTATTTGATAGTATCTATTAACTCCATTAACTACAGAATAAATTTCACTGGAAGTAAAAGTTAAAGTATATTGTAATGGCATAGCTTCTTTTCTACCAAGAGCCCAAGGTTGAGCTAATTCTGTAATAGTGATTCCATTAGCTACTATAGAAGCTGCACTGGATACTGCAGATAATGTACCAATAGATAAAACTTTTACATCAGTTATTCCAGCAGCTATTAATTTAGTATTAATATCAGTAGCAGTTCCGGCTGTTTTAGGGGTAATTGCAATAGTACCAGAAGTTAGAGCTGCAGCAGCAGTAGCGTTAGCAGCAGCTACAGTAAACTTATAAGTACTATCTATAGGAACTTCAATTGTAAGTCCACCAATTGTACAAGTAAGCTTAATACTAAATAATGGAATAGCATCAGTAATACTATTCATTTTTAGACTATTAGCTAAATTCTCATAAAATGTAGCTGCAGACATTCCAGATGTAATTGCTGCAGAACCATATTTTACTTGTTGGTCTTCTTGAGACAATGATCCATATTGAAATAGATTGATTCTAGTGATTAACTCAGCACCTACTGGTATTTTAGTTGTATCAATATCTGTACCACTAAGGTATTCAGCATCTAAAACTATTTTATCTTTTCTAAGATAAGTTCTTAGATCAACAGCTTTCTTTGCAACGATATTATACGCTGAGTTCTTCTTAACCAAATCAGAACGAGTTAAACCACCTGCACCTCTATATTGAAGTACCATATCATCTATTACACTCTTTAATAAACCAGCACCTAAAGTACTAGTTTCGGCTATAGAAGCATCTTTACTTTTAATTACGTATAAATTACGTACTTGATTTGTTGAAAAATTCATAATATTTTACTTTTTAAATTGTTATATTTATTTGTCTGAATCTTTATCAGACTTTTCTTGTTTATTTCCCATTCTAATTGAACGAGATTGTAATGCTAAAATGTAAGCTCTATCTAAGATAGTTCTATGAACACTTTCATGTAGTTTACATTCTGTAATAGTACTAAAACCATCAATAGTTAAATTTTCAAAGTCTTCTAATATAATTGGAGAAGGATTTTTTATATATCTTATAAGATATTCTGTAATAGGATATTTATTTATAAGTTCTATAGTATCATCATTAAATTCTAATCTAAAGGTTCTTTCTAAATAATTAGCTTTTAAAGGATTTCTAAGTATAGAATAAGCATCATCATGTGTAATAGGCTTAACTATAGTAATTCTCTTATTTATTGTAGCTGACTCATAAATTATATACCATAATTCATTAGTACTAAGTTGAGATGTTAAATCATAAAATTGAGAGTATTTACTTACACCTTTTAATGTAGGATAAGTAACTTGGTGGTTAAAAGTTACAGTATTAACTAAGGATTGTAATGACCTTTTTAAATCTTCATTTTGTTCAAATGATTCTCTGTAATTATTCTTACCTGTATAATACTCTTTAATTAATTGATTCTGAGCTTCAGTCAAAAAGATTGATTTCTCATATTCATTTAATCTAATAGTATTACCTATAGTAAGACCATACGCATTAAATCCCTCTAAACTATTAAGTTTAATATCAAACTCTTGTGAAAATTCTTTTGTTGTCATTATTCATTCCTTTGATTAACATTTATAACTTCTTCTGTACTACCTAAAAATGCTACTTTAGCTAATTCAACAGCTCTGTCTAGAACTTCTTGATGTAAAATAGGATTTAATTCACAACTTGATACTGCATGTTCACCATCAATTGTCAAGTTTTGTGTACTTAATTCTTCAAGAATTATAGGATTAGGTTTCTTAATATACCTAATAATATAATTTATTAAAGTCCAATTATATCTAATATACAAATCAAAAGTTGATTCATTTACTGTAACAACATCACTTATAATTCTCCAAGTTTCATGAAGATTTGGTTCTTTATAAGGTCCAGAATTTAATCTAGCAAATTCTGAGTAATGTAATGGAACAACAGTAGTTAATTGAGTATCCAATACATTTCCAGCAGAATCTCGTTTTACAATTTCACAAAACTCATTTATAATAAATAAATAATCTTCTTTGATTGTAAATCGTCTTACTCTAGTATTTAAAGTATTAGTAGGATTAGGTATTTCTGTAATTCCACTAGTAATACTAACAGTTTTAAATAGAGTAGAAAAATCTGTATCTCTTTTAATAGAATTATTTAGTCCCTCTTGTTTAGAATTACTTTTAATACCAAAGTGATTTTTTACAATTTGTTCTTGAGCTCGTGTTAAAAATACAGATTTCTCATACTCACTTAACCCAGGAGATAAATTACTTGTTATATTATTATATAACACATCAAATTCTAAACTAAATTCAGATACATTCATAACTATTTAATTAAGGCTTCTAATTTAAACTTCAATTCTTGATTTTTAGGTTCATTTAAAAATTTAGCTGCTAAATCTAAAGTAGGTTCTGAAGTAGGTCCAGCTAAAGGTGCATTAGTATCAGTTAAATAATAATAATCTAATCTTTTTCTAATGTTACCAGCTTCAACATTTTTCATAATAAGTACCTTAGTTGTAAGGAATTTATCATCTACTACTTTAACAAATAACTTAGGGTTATTTAATAATAAATCATGGGCATTAGCTTGTAAAAATTCTAAAGAAGAATTTCTACTAACTGGTTTACCACTTAACACTTCAACAACAAATCTCAAAATATCAGAATCTTTTTCAATCTTACCTAATAATCTATAAGCATTCATATTAATAGTCATCTTATTATTAGAAGTATTTATTTGTTCTGATTCACTAGTCAATACAAATTGATAAGTAACTTTAGGATTAGTTTCATATTCACTAATACTTCCAGCAATAAATTCTGTATTAGATAATAATACCTTGTATCGGATAAAATCTTCAGGATTATCTAATCTAAAATAGTTATCTGTTTTCTTAAGTGTTACTCTAAAGTTTTCCCAGTAATTATTTACTTTTGCATATATAGATAAATCATTAGGTTCTAGACCCATAATATATTCTAAATAAGCTTGTTCATCAGTAGTTAAAACATTAGCATAATTTCCAGTTGGAGTTAGTGGTACAGTAAATGTTTTAGTTGCATTTTCAGACATATTTCCAGCAAATACATGTTTAGGGTCTGATGATAATGCAAAAGATTTAGCTATGTACTTTGCAGTAACAATTTCATTTCTTAAACAATTTACTAATTCTTTAGTTTCAACTTCCATTTTATTAATTTTTTTATTTGTTTTTGATTGATTATTCACCTTACCTAAAGGTATTTCTTGAATTTTTTCTGATTCTTGAGTTAAATCAAGTTCACCTATATCTAAGCTATCAAATTTAATTTCTAAATTTTCTTCTTGTTTTGCTTGTGATTTTCCTTTATTATTCTCCATCATTAGTAATTTTTATATTATTTATTTTAAGTTATCTGAGGAGCTATATTTTCATACAACTCCCCATTAACTTATTTAATTATCCTCTTAATATTAAAGGTATAATAGACATAGTTCTAGTTGGGTCTAGAATGAATACTCCAAGTACACTCATTTTATGAATAGTAGCTGAGTCTTCATCATAAGCCATATTAGGATTATTCATTGTACCAGTAAATGGATTACGAAGTCCCCACATATATCCTCTAACTTCATCTAAGTTTTTAACCTTAGCAAGTTGGATATTTGGTTGATCAGTTGAACCAATATATAATAAATCATATCTATATGATTCTGCTGCTCCACCATTAGGATGCATAATCTTATTACGTACTGGATCATCATACATAGGATCAACTTCTACTTTTACTATAACACCATTAGGAGCTTTAAATTCAACAAATTGATATCCTGCTGATAATGCATTAGTATGTAAATTAGAAGAAGTTTTTGAGATTATACCAACAGCATCATTAGTCATAGGTAATGCAGCCCAACCTGATACAGTATTTAATACTGCTCTATGGAATTGTGCAGCACCTCTTTCACCAGTTTTTAAGATAAATTTTCTATCAGAAAAACCAAGCTTAGAAGCTGATAATTCATAAAGAGCATCTTCAATAAGTTTAATATTGAAGGTATTATAATAAAGAACATTAGAAACTTCCATTTGTTCTCTAAGACCAGCACCTTGTTTAATTACGTTACCTGATTTACCAAAATTCATGTATTCACCATTTCTATTTCTATTAGAACGACCATACATGATAATATTGTTCTTTTCATCAGAGAAAGTTTCTTCAACTTGATAGTCTACATAGTGCATCCAAGCGTTAAAGATCATCTTCTTTCCATCAGATGTCATAACAGGAATACCAGTAGCTAACTTTTTATCTAACATAGAGCCTGGAACTTTATGTTTAATACGAATAGTTGAGAATTCATTTCTCATAGAGATTGGAGCAGAGAATCTAACATCACCAACACCTCTTGATAATTCTTCTTCAACTGGAGAATATTCAACACTAAAACGTTTTCCTGTGGAAGTTTCTGAAACTGGGATACCAGTAGTAATCCCACCCATAAGTTCACATTTGTAAACATAATTAGTACCTTCAACTTTAGCATCACCTAATATTCTAATAGGATAAAGCTCATTAAGTTCACCAACGATAACATTACCATCAGCAAACCAATCTTCTGGAAATACTAAATAGAATGGTAATCCACCAACACCTATATTACCAGATGCTTGTACAGTACCACTTTCATCTCGACCTTCAAGAATTGGAATATTTCTACGAGAACTTCCAATTACTTCCCAAGTATAATGTTCTTGTGTATCGAACGTTTTTACTGGAAATTGAGATAGATAACTTTCCAAATTTTTACCCCTATGAGCTGCAAGCAATTCAACCATTAAAGTAGTAGCTTTTTGTGGTTCTTTTGCAAATATTGCACCTAAGTGGTTGTTTTTACTCAATCCCTTCCAATGTGTAAAAGTCTGAGATTGATACAAATTTAATTGTGCCATAATTTTTCTTTTTTAAATTTATTGTTTTATATCCAATACAAAGTCGCCTTTATCGTTTTCATCATCATTACTACCTAAATTATTAGCTAATGATAATGAATTATCTAAACCATAATTAATATCAGCTAAACTTCCAGCTAATTCATTTAATGCTTTAGATTTAATTTTACCTTTAGTATTACTTGTTATTTTATCTATATTAGTAAAACCATCAGTTATAGTATAAAATAATGCTACTTTAGATAAGAAGTCTACAGGATTTTCTTTTTCATACTTTTGAATAGCAGAAAATTTATTTCCTTCTTTATCAGTAAATACAGGTTTTTGAATATTTTCAACAGCTAATTTTCTAATAGCTGGAGTTACATTCATGTCTGCAAATAACTTTTCATTTTTAAGAATATTTTCTTTAACATCTGTATCACGTTGGATAATAGTTTGCTTATATTCTTCTTGTTCTTTTTTAGCTGTATTAATTAAATCAGAATACTGTTTATTAAAGTGAGTTTTATTTGATTCTAATGCTTCTAAAGCATCATCAATATCACTACCAGCTGCAACTGATTTATTAGCTTCTTTAATTGCTCTTTCTTGAGTAAATCCTTTATTCATAAAATCTTGAACAATTAGATTCATTCTTAATTGAGTAGCTTGTTCAGTTTCTTCTTTAATAGTATCTTCACTAATACCATTTAAGTACTGAATTAAATTCTCATTTTTCTTAATTTCAGAAGGTTCAACACCTAAATTCAAAGCTTCATCTATACGTCTAGCCTTTTCATCTATACGAGATTGAATTTCCTTTTCAAATACAGCAGCAAAATCATCAGCTGTTTTAATAGTTTTAATTTCTTCTTCTTTAAGGTTAGTGAGGACACCATCTTTAAATAAAGCATTAGCTAAGGAAGATAATGGAGAATTACCAATATTTTTATTTTTTTCGGTATCCTCAACCTTAATATTTTCTAGAACATCTACTCCATTAGCATTTATATCCTCTAGATTATCTTCTAAAGTTTCTTTACCAGAATCATCTGGATCTAATTTAGATGTATCATTAGTTTCATTTGAATTATCTTCCCCAATAATCTTATTTTCTAAAATGTCTTCAATATTATCACTAGACACATCTAATATAATATTATCTAATCCTAATACATTTTTTGTTTGGTCGTTTTGATCTTCCATGTTTTTTCAATTTTAATTATTATTCTCCATTATAATTTATACTGCAAATATAGCACAATAATTTTAATTATTTACATTAATAAGAAAAACATTTACTTTTATTGTCATTCTTCACAACTAAATTTATATTTTTTGTATTATACAAAATCATTTTTGTCTAATAAAGTATAGGTAAATCTATTACCATATATTGCTTTTGATTTATTGATTATAGTCATAAAATCAATAAAGTCTTTTTCTTTAGCAAATACTTGACAACCTGCTGACCAATTATCTACTATAGTAGAGTCTTTACCTGACTTATGAATATTTATACCAAATAATCCAGACTGAATAGTTTTAGGATCTAAATCATATTCTAAATCTTTATCTTTATCTCTATAAACTTTAAGAATATTTCTTTGTACTAAAGCTTCATATTTACCTTTATGTAACCCAGTCATAAAACAACCTTTATATTGACCTGGTACTAATATAGCACAACCATTAATATTTGCTAATTGTTTTAATGATTTAACACCAGGGTCTGTTGTAATAGGATATTCTTTATATATCCATTCACCATTACTTTTATATGTTACAATCATTATATCATCAAAATGATTTGTAACTTTAGTATTAATATTACATCTAACTCCAATAAGGTTTAGATTATAATTACCATTACTAAAATAAGTATAACCTTTTTTAGTCATTACTTTTTCTACTTGTTCACGTGTAAACATCATAATTAATCAATTATTTTAATAAATCTTGTTTGACTTGTTTTCATAAATGGGTTAGAATCTTCTACATCAATTGTTAGTACTAAATGCTTCTTTTGAAATATACGTTGAATCCAATACTTTTTTGGTGGATTTATTGTTTGTTTTTGTGTAGAAACAAAGACCATCTTTTCATTAATAAAACTAGGGTTAATTATAACTCTATTAGGATAATCTAATTTTAACTTACACGTGTAAAAAGTATCTATTATAGTAGTATCTATATGTAAGTTTTTTACAAATATAGTATCTGGTCCTAAAGTAATAGTATCAGTTTTATTAAAGTTTTCTTTAAAGTATTGTAATGACTTAATCTCATTATCTTTAATTTTTAAATCTCTTCTAGCTTGATTTAATTTATAAGTGATAGAATCATTATAATAATTCAACTGTTCTACTGTAAAGTTCATCATAATAATATTTTTGTTTAAAATAGAGTTCTCATTAACCATAGCTTCTATATTAACCAAAGAGGTATTATAATCTTTTTTTATTTTTTTATATTTATTAGAATAACTTAAACTGGTTATTAATAAGATAACTATTATTAATATAGTTACAATAAGTCTAATACCTTTATAATAAGGTAGTAACTTAGCTAAAAAATTATTTATTGTTTTAATCATTTTTAATTTATTTTATTTTTATTATTTATTTTCACCATACTTTTTATCATCCTCTTCTTTTTGCTCTTTCTTTAATTCATCAATATCTATATCTACATCAAAATGTCTCTTGCTTTTATCCATAAGAATCTTTTGAAGCAATCTTGCCCACCAAGCATTGTTGCAAGAACTTTCATTTTCAAGCACAGAAATAAGTTCAATAAAGCAGAATAAAGCAGCCACATACTTAGTTATTTCGAAAGATAAATCCTCAAGGACATTTTTCTCTATAAACCAAATAATTAATATTACTCCATATACCTTTCCTATTGTGTATATTATTTTTAGTGCTTTTTTGCTTTCTAATTTGCCTGTTGCATAATTAGGAAACCTCTTTTTTATCCTTCTATTTAAGTTAT